CCCTGTTATCCCTGCAATTCGGATTGAGTTTAGTATCCGGGAATCATTTTTTAGAGGAATTTCCCATAGTCAAAAAATGCAGGGTATTATATATATTCCACGAGAACACTTTGCAGGGATTGAACGCGATCATAAAAAAGCAATTGGCCGGATTGGGGAATCTCGGGATAAAGATAAGTAAAAAAGATATTGGCAATTTCTATTTGCGAGATGGTAGGGAAATTATTTTGAGTTTGAGGAATCCTATCATAAAAGACCTAAAAAGAGATTTGAATATTGTAAAGCCTGACGTGATATTTTTAGACCCGATAGGCCAGTTTATAGGATTCGATATAAATAAGGCCGAGAACATTAAGAGATTCGCTGACCTTCTAAAAGAGATTTGCGACTGCTTCTGGATTCTGATTCATCACTACACAAAACCGAGATTCCTGGCTAAAGGGGAAAAGGATATTATACCGATTTATAAACTATTAGGTAGCTCTTACCTGGCTAATTCCTGCGAAACATTTTTGGGCTTGGAGCCGGAAGGGGAAAACTATTCAAGCGATTATAAAAGGATTTATTTTGTTTTAAGAAGGGAAAGCGTGCCTCTACCCCTGCATTTAAAAAGAGATTCTAATTCTCTGATTTATGAGGTGGTAGATAGTATCTCTCTTATAAGAGGAAGGATCACTAAAGAGGATATAATCAAAGTTTTAAAAGATAGTTTTAAGGGAAAGGCCTCTTATAAGGATTTAGTGAGTTTATGCTCGGAGCAGTTTGGAATCAAAGAGGAAAGGATCGCTAATTTACTCAAAGAGCTTAAAGAATCAGGGGTTATAGCTAAAGAGGAAGGCAGGAGAGGGCTTTGGTATATTAAAGAAATTTTTTCTGACCACTTTTAGGGGGTAATGTTATATAACCTATATATAATAATAATAATATAACTCACTATTAACTCATTAGTAACTCATTAGTAACTCATTAGTAACTCACTAAAGCTAACCGTTGAAAACAAAGGGTTACAGGCGGTTAGTAAGGAATGAGTAAGGAATGAGTAAGGAATGAGTTTCAATGAGTTTTCAAAAGGCAAGCAAACAAAGGGAAAAGTGGATTATGCCGTGTATATGCAACGAGAAAAAGAGAAAAGAGGAGTTAGAAAAAAGACCTTTCAATTATTGGAGTTACTCGGGCAAGTTTGGAGTGATCTGATTCGAGATCAGGGAATAAACAATAACAGGGGGTAGAATGGAGTTACTTTACATAAGTTTTATTATAGGACGTTACGGAAACCGTTGCCAGTAAAGGCTTTCAAGAGGCCTCAAAAATAGGACTTTTTAAAGTATTATGTTTAATTAAAGTTGATAACGAGTTTATTATCGTCTATTATTGTATTGTTAATAAAAAAAAGGGAATGTTTTATATGAAAAATAAAAGAATCGAGAAGGCTCTGGAATGGTGCAGACAGAATAAACTCGATTATGATAACTTAAAACTATTCGACTGGCGAAAAAAGAGAAAATTAATTAAAGGGGAACTTGACAAGAAAGAGTTTAAAGAGATGTGCGGAAAGGCAGGGATTAAGAAAGAATCTCTTTGTAAGACTATATTTACCGAGAATCTTTAAAACTGGCTTATGATTGTATATGAATTTAGCTTGACCCCCCTTAAAACGCAAAATTGAAGGCCTAATTTTAGCTAAATCAACGAAAAAGCCTTATATCTTATAACTTTTAGCTATTTTGTCCAAATATTCGGAAATGAAAGGGGGTTAATACCACCAAAGAGCCTGGAGAAACGCGAAGGAGAAGCAAAATTAAGCGGTTTTTGGGCTATTCTGAACGAGTTACTAAATAATATAAGGGGGAAAATTATGAAAACCTACATGCGTAAAGTCGGTAAAACTCTATTATTCGGTCTGGCTATCCTTGTTATTGGTTTATTGATTTATTTAGTTATGCCTAAGTATCAGATACATAGTGTAAGAGTTAATGATGATTATGTTGTTGTTACAAAGATTAATACCATAACAGGTGATATAACTGTTATTTCTGAAAAAGTGTATAGAAGTAGAAGTATATGGGACAAATATAAATAATTTAAATTAATTAAAAGGGGGTAAAACATTGTTTGAGAAGGTAGATATCGAAGAAATCAGGAATATCAAAGGACGATTGGAAGCAGAATTAAAGGATAAAAACTTACCGTTTCAGAGGAAAGAAGAAGTTTCATCGCTTATTTATTATCTAAATACTTGGTTAGATTGGAGAGATCATCAGGAGCGAGAGCATTACCGGGAAGTAATTAAAAGCGAAAGCTAATATCCCGGTACTGGCCAGGCTCCGGAATTTATGCAATCGTATAACGTCAGGAAAAGGATCAGGAAATATTTTTATACAAAGTACACAAAGAAATATAAAAAAAGTGTGCTGCTATTTTATAAGATTATACAAAGATAGGGGGGTGTATGAAAAATAAAGGGGGGGTAAAAGCCGATTATAACATTACATTTTTTGAGGCCTGCGAGATATTAAAGAAAAGCAAAAGGACGGTTAGCCGGTATATCAAAAAGGGCTGGCTGAAACCTAAACGAATTGAAAGCCAGAGAGGAACTTTAGAATATAGATTTAACCGAACTAATCTAACAAAATTTAAAAAGCCTGAGAGGACAGAAAGGACAGAGCAGACAAGACCCGAAAACGATATAATTGCATTCCTAAAGGATCAGCTAAAAGTTAAAGATAAGCAGATTAATCAGCTAATCGAAAGAAGCCGGGAAACTAATATCCTACTTAAAGGATTGCAAAATCAGCTTCTATTAACGGAAGGCAAAACGATAAAGGAATTTAAAGGTAAAAAAGAAGTTAGAAAGGACAGAGAGGTCAAAGCAGACAAGAAAGGTCAGGGGATAATTGGCTTCTGTAAACGATTATTTAAAGGAGAACAAAAAATATAAATCAGCTTGAATAGGTAGGGAAATCTAATGGAGAAAAAATATAAAAGGTTAGATTTTAGGTTAGTTTCTAAAATATTGGCACGAAAGGGAATCCGAATTTTTTCTCCGTCCGGAGAAGTAATTTATATTTTACCAAAAGCTGGCAAAGTTAATTATCAGGATTTACTAAAGGAGATGATTAAATAATGGTAAGAGGTCAGAGGTCAGCAGATTCTTATTTATCACGAGATAAGGCAAAAAGAGAGGCTCAATTAGCTAATCTAAGACAGGCTAAACAAGGTTGGAAGCCGGCAATAAAAGAACGGAAAAAATTGCAGGATTGCAATATTATCGAGTTTGCGACTGACCCGGATTTTTTAGGCCTATCCTTTGAAGAAAGACCGGCTCAAGAGGTTATTCTGAGGGTCTTATATGGTTTACCTTTAGATAAGAAACAGTTAAAAATATTTAATATCCTGACTAAAAATAAGGGCAAATATAGACCGGGAACAGAGCTATCCGAATTGATTGCTTGTTTAGGTGCAAGATCAGGAAAAAGTTTTCTTGTTTCAATCGTGGCTTTATATGAAGGAACGAGGGATAAGTGGAAAAAATACGTCAATAAAGACGAGAATCCCTACATAGTGATCATAGCGACCCGACAGAAACAGGCAGAGGCTATCATACAGTCTAACTGCTCACGAATGTTATTAAATTCCCCGGTGTTAAAAGGAATGATCAAGGATTCTTACCAGACAGAATTAACCCTTACAACCGGGGTAAAAATATTATCCCTTCCCTGTAACTCGACCGCAGGAAGGGGTTTGCCGATTTGTGTTTTTATTTTAGATGAAATTTCATTTTACAGAATCGAAGGGGTAAAAGCCGACGAGATAATATATAATTCATTAAGACCCCGGCAAGCACAATTTCCTGATTGTAAAATGTTAATGATCTCGACCGCTGGCAGTAAACAGGGATTATTTTTTTCGAACTTTAATCAGGGATTCAGGATTCAGGATCGGCTAACTATTCAGGGAACAACGAGTTTCGTTAATCCGATCATACCTAAGAAATTTTTGGAGAAGGAAAAAGACCGGGATATTGATAATTGGCTAAGGGAATTTCAAGCAGAATTTAGCGAAAAGATTGAGGCCTTTTTTGGTTTTGAATTAATGCAAAAAATTTTTACTTTGGCCGGGGATTTGCCTTATAAAAGCGGTAACAAATATTTTATGTCATTCGACCAGTCAGGACTATCCGGTAGGGATCGCTTTGCAGTTTCTATCGCTCATTCAGAGAAGGATTTAGCAATAGTTGATTGTGTCAGGAGCTGGGATACAAAGGATTTAGATATAATACTTAATGAGGCAGGATTATTAGCTAAAAAATATCATTTAAGTAAATGTTTAGTTGATAGATATGCTATCGGATATGTTAGAAATGTATTTCGCAAGATAGGACTCGAAATTGAAACCCGGCCTTCCCTACCGGAAGTTTTTGTAAATTTCAAATCTCTTTGTCTAAGAGAAAAAATACAGTTACCAGACCGGCCAGATTTAAAAGCCGGAATGAGGAATACCTTAGCAGTTTACAATAAAAGCAATCAATTATCTATCCTTCACGAGAGAGGGCCAGAGGGCCACGCTGATGAAATAGACGCAGTTACAAGTGTCATCTTTGCGGTGTCAAAAAAGTTAGGGGAATCAGGGCCGAGAGCCAGAATTATTGATACCGGAAAGGGTATAGACGATGATAGAAGGAATTGGAAAAAAGTTTCGGGCTTTGGTGATGATGATAAAGATGATTTTGGACCTTTACCCGATGAGTATGATCAGATTTGACTTTTTTAAAAAGATATATTATAATCAAATTAATAAAACTAAATGATAGGGGAGTGTGTATCCGATGGCTATAATAAAAGAGAAACCTGATATTATTTTAGATAACAGAAAATATTATAAAGTGGAAACAGTAGCTAAAATAACAGGCAAACACCCGGAAACTATCAGGAGAATGTTTAGGTTTGATAAATTTCCAAAATTCAAAATCGGAGCAAGATATTATATTATTGAAAAAAATTTACAAAACTATATAATTGGTAGGAGTATGCAGAGCTTGACCTATGAGGAATTTCTCGTAGTGGTAAATAAGGTTATAACAGTAAAATTAAAAGAAATGATCCCAGAAATCAGAAAAACTTTTCGGGAATGTTTGAACACATATGATAAGGAATTTAAGAGGAAAAGTTTAAGCAGAGAAGAAGAAAAAAAGGAAAGGGAATTAATAAGTAAATGAAAATTAGACCTATTGACTTAAAAAAGGCTCAAGAAATAGAAAAATGGGTAATCAAAAGAGCAGAAAGAAAACTTAAAAGAACAAAGATCAGCCTGAGAATATCAAAAGAGAATTCTGCTCCAAAAGAAGCAATTGAGAAATTACAAAAACGATATAATGAGGAGAAAAGAAAAATAAAAGAAATAAAAGAAAATCCTATAACGGAAAAAGATTTATAAAAGTGTAATCGAGGGAAGCATAAAGTTTCAATGGGGAGCTTCCCGGGCAAAAAAAGAGGTTTCATATTCTTTGCCTCTTAATACCTAATCTTACCCTATTGAAAATTCTTTAGTTATTGTAGCCCGTTTTAACGTCAGAATCTTTCTGTAAATGGCAAGGTCAGTTTGACAGCTTTTTCATCTCCGCTGGCCTTGCCTCAATAAAAGAGAGATGAAAAAAAATAATAGAAGCTGAAAATTTTAGTTAGAGATAACCTCTTAGGAATATCATTTTTCTAAAGTTATTAGATTGAGAAATTTAAACTGCTTTAAAAATCTAATAACGATAGGAAGTGATATTTTATGAAAATTACAAGAGGTGAATTACAAGAGATAATACACGAGCAGATACAAAAAGGCTTCCGAGATGTTATAGGAAAAGCCTTTGAAGATTCTGATATGTATAAGAGTTTTTTCAAAGCTGGAAGAAATAAACTTATACCTTTTAATGATGATGATTCCAGTAATAAAGCAGGCTTTAACAAAAGCTATAATCAAATATTTGGTAAGGATAAAAACGAGGTCTTATCAGATGGCGGTTTTGATTCTTTAGACGAATACTTTTTAGCAATCAAGAATCGAGATTTTACCCCGGATAGCAGATTAAAGGATATGGCCGAAGGTGTAGGATCAGAGGGGGGTTTTCTCCTGCCTGCCGAATTTGAGCGTAAGGTGTGGGATACGAACCTCGAAGAGGAAATTGTGAGACCATTAGCACAAGTTTATGGACTTAAAAAAGGTAAGGGAAATTCCTTAACCGTGCCGGGAACGAGCGACACAGACAGAAGCTCTTTTGAGGTATCTGGAATAACCTCATATTGGGGAGCTGAGGCAGGCTCTAAAACAAAGACCCAGCCTAAACTGGTGCAAAAAGTTTTAAAAGTTAATGAACTCTATTGCTATACGGAAACCTCAGATATTTTGATTGAGGATTCTGCAATTCCTATTGATGATCTCGTAGGAAAGCTATTTTATCAGAATTTACGCTGGCGTATTGACAACGCTTTTCTAAACGGAACTGGTGCAGGAATGCCGAGAGGAATCTTAGGATCAAGTGCTATCGGAACTCAATCGGCGGAATCTGGGCAAGATGCCTCGACTATTGTATGGCTAAATATTTGCGGAATGCTCGGCAAACTTATGCCGGGGAGCTTTAAACGAGCCGTATGGGTAGCCGAAATAAGTTGTATTCCACAGCTATTAAATATCGGAATCCAAATCGGAACAGCCGGCTCTTATGTGCCGGTGTTTACTGGCGGAGCGAAAGGATACGAAATTTTAAAAAGACCCGTATTTCTGACTGAACATCTACCAACGCTTGGTAATCAGGGCTGTTTGGTGCTTGCAGATTTTTCGCAGTATCTTATCCTGATAAAAGAGGGTTTAAGACTCGAAACATCTAAGGAATTTAAATTCAGGAATGATCAGACTGTTTTTCGGATGGTGGCTCGTGTAGATGGACAACCGGCTGTTAACAGTAGCTTGACTTTAAAAAGTGGAACTGTGGTTTATGCCTTTGTGCAGTTAGGCGATGTAGCTTAAAAATAAAAAAACCCGACACTCGCTAAAGTTTCAGGTTTTTTTATCAGGATAAATTAAAATCCAGAAGGTTAAATCCATTCCCTTCTTTGCGTATATTTTACTATAAATAAATAAAAATTGCAAGTGGTGATCCGATATGAACATATTAAGAGGAAAACTTAATAAAATACAGATGTCTAAATTTGTTGGTGTAGAAATCCGGGAACTTGATAAATCTCTGTCTCACTTAATAAATTTGGGTTTTCTTAGATGTAGGAAACTTAAAGGCGGTAAGTATCAGTTTATACTTTATCCTGAGCCGGTGAGAGAATTGGAATTGAATCTAAAAAAATAAAGAAAGTTAGGCCAGACGAAATAATAACGAAAGGTATATCTATATATGGGAAAAATGAGCAAGAAAGAATACGACGAGGCAGTAAGAGAAATATTAGGATTTATCAATAAAGAGATAGAAAACTGGAAAAAAGGGATATATAAAAATTCCCCGGAGATTCAAGATAGTAGTAAAAAAGAGATAGTAAAGAATCTTCTGATCCTGCCTGACCTGGTAAGGGAAGCTATGATCTCTAAATTGATTGAGGAAAAAATATTTAACATAACGGAAATAGATAAGGCTTTAGAAATACCTATCGAAAAAAGAAAGTTAATAACTGCTAAAGAGCTTTTAGAATCAAATATACCAGATGAGGAAATGATTGTAAGCCGGGGATTAATCCCGAAATCGGGCTTTGCTTTGATTGGTGGACTGGCTAAAGAGGGAAAAACCCTGTTATCCCTGCAATTCGGATTGAGTTTAGTATCCGGGAATCATTTTTTAGAGGAATTTCCCATAGTCAAAAAA